CAATTAATCAAGGATATGGAAGTTGCTTATAAAAGAAATAGTGACGGATTTGGTTTAATGTACGCTAAAAATAACAAACTAATAATTGATAAAATTATTCCTAAGAATTTTAATGATTGTTTAAATTTGTTTAATTTGCATAAATCAGAAACAAATAAAATGGCGATGCATTTTAGATTTACAACAGAAGGGGTCTCAAGCTTAGAGAATTGTCACCCTTTTATATCATTTGAAAATGAAAATAAATCTATCGCTTTTATGCACAATGGAGCAAGATTGCCTATTCCATTATTAAATAAAAAAAATAGTGATACGTATTTCTTTAATGAAAACTATTTAAAACCTTTATTTATTAAAAATAAAAATATCTTACATAGTCAATATTTTATTGAGCAGTTAGAAAAGCATATTGATAGCGATAAATTGGTTTTCTTAGATACGAAGGCAAATCAATTTTTTATAATTAATAAAAATGAGGGTAATTATGTTGGTAAAAATTGGTATTCTAATAGCTACTGGAAGGATACTCCAATGACCTATAGCAACTTTAATAATTACAATTATATTAATGATGATTATGATTATGATTTAGAAAGTTATAATTTTCAAAAATCTAATTCTATTGTAAATATTAACAGTCAAAAACAATATGACCTATACGAGCCTTTATCAGCTATTGAGGTTTTAAACCTTGATTTACCTGATATCGATTTAATGGTAGAGGACTATATATCAAGCGATCAACAGGAATTAGTATCAGAGTTAATTTATGAATTATGCGAAAAATTAAAAGCTAAAAATAATTCATTTGTAAAACCTGTGTTAACTGATGAAAAGAAAGGGGATTTAAAAATATGATTGAAGGATTAATTTACTGGAAATTTTTACTATGGGTATCTTTTCTCTTAGTATGCTTTCTTTTAATTGGTTTTTGTTTAGTTATTTCTGATACTAATCAAGATTAATTAATTAAATATTTTATATTGGGGGATTTGTTTTAATACTTTTCCCCAATAAACAAAAAGAAATCATTATCAAACTTATTTCCTTATTTTCCCCCAATTAATAAAATTCTAATAGCCTTTGAGCCGTTGTCCATTCATCATTATTATTTAGTCAATATCTATGAGCCGTTAGCCGTTGCCCGTTAGCCGTTGCCCCTTGCTCTTGTGCCTTTTATCCATGTGACTGTAAGGTTGAGCGATTTTATCCATGTGACTGTAAGGTTGAGCGATTTTATCCATGTGACTGTAAGGTTGAGCGATTTTATCCATGTGACTTATCGCTATTTTAAAAAAATTCTTGTGACTTATCGCTATGTTCCTGTGACTTATCGCTCTTTTAGTTGCCACCAAGAAAGATCGATTATTAATAAATAATTTCCAGGAGGTGAGATGTTGCGAGCCGTGAAAAAATTCTTGTGAGGTAAAATTAAAATAGATGTTTCTTGGCCCAAAAAAAAAAATGATTTCACCAGCTGTTGATAAAATAATTAAAAAAAAATATTAATTTATTAGATTAATAACTTGATAATCTAATATATTTCTCTATATTATTAATTATAGAAATGGAGAATATAAAGATGACTTTAAACACAGACTCAAGAAAAGTAAAAAAACCAATGAACGGAGCAGACTTCCAAATAGGTATGGCTCTAGTATTTCTTGGTATTAGTTCAGTACACGAAAAATTAGTACCTGAATTAAAACTAAGAACTACTCTAGCTAATGCTTTGCATGGTGAAAAAGTAATTTCTGATAAATTAGTTTGGGAGGATTTTATCGGATTTACTGCTAACGTTGCATTTGAAATGCGTTCCGCTTGGTTTAATAGAATGCAAAAACATAACGCGCCTAAACCATTGACTAAAAAAGAATTAAAAGAAATAGGCGTTTACATTAGAAATACGAGGGGAGCATAAATGAAAGATACAATAGCCATTTGGCAATTTAGAGACGCAATGGTCAACGACAGATTTGGATTTTCATATGAGGGCGCCACTGCCCTCTTTGATTATCTAACAGAATTAGAAGACGATACAGGATCAGAGTTCGATTTCGATCCGATCGTTTTCAGTTGTGCGTGGACAGAGTACGAAGACCTTGCAGAAGCGCTAAACGATTGCTCAGACGATTATAAAACTATAGACGATTTAAGCGACACAACTCAGGTAATTGAAATACCCAATACTCAAAGATTATTAATTCACGAATTTTAAATCTTAATTTTAAAACCCCGCTTGTTCATTCATGCGGGGTTTTTTTTGTGCCATTGCCCGCGTGCCATGAGCCATTGCCCCTGTGGATAGATGGCAAGTCCGCCACCATTATCAATTTTTTATGAAATAAAAAATTAGATAATGGTAGAACAATAATAAAAGACCGAAGGTCAATATGTACTTAACCATGTACAACGAACAATTAATATTTAAGAGTATCATTGAGCAATGAGTAGTTAGCAAAGTACTATCGATTTATTCTACAAAAGGTATTAGTTCTGTATCTAAGGCTAGACCCTAAATTCAGGGTAGACTTGTAGACTTGCTCTAGTATATAACTATACAGACATAAATGGATGAGAATTCGATAGATTTAGACTTGATGACTCCCGAAGAGCGTGTGCTCTTTGTAAGGAAACTTGAACTTAAAAAGCGACAGTTAGAACTTGCTCAATCATCCCGAGAAAATTTTCTTGATTATGTGAAAAATATCTGGCCCGATTTCATAGGGGGGGAGCACCATAAAATCATTGCAGGCAAACTAGAGGCCCTAAGAGACGGAAAGATAAAAAGATTAATTGTAAACATGCCTCCTCGACATACAAAGTCTGAGTTTGCCAGTTATTTGTTTCCATCTTGGATGATGGGGCATAACCCTAAATTGAAGATTATTCAAACCACCCATACAGCAGAGCTAGCATATCGTTTTGGTAGAAAGGTTCGTAACTTGATGAACGAACAAGAATTTAAAGATGTGTTCCCTGGAGTAGAATTAAGAGCAGACTCACAGGCAGCGGGCCGTTGGGAAACAAACCATGGCGGTGAATACTTCGCAGCTGGTGTAGGAGGTTCTATCACGGGTCGTGGTGCAGACTTACTGATCATTGATGATCCGCATTCCGAGCAAGATGCCATGTCCAAGACTGCTATGGAAAATGCCTGGGAATGGTACACCTCTGGTCCTAGACAACGTTTACAACCTGGTGGTGCGATAGTCGTGGTCATGACAAGATGGTCAGAGACGGATTTAACAGAAAGATTAATTGAAGCGCAGAGTAAAGATTCCCATGCCGACCAATGGGAGATTATTGATTTCCCTGCACTCAAAGAAGATGGACAACCTATCTGGTCAGAGTATTGGAAGAAGGAGCAGTTGGACGCGGTCAAAGCATCACTGCCCGTGAGCAAATGGAATGCGCAATGGCAGCAACAACCCACGAGTGAAGAGACGAGTATTCTTAAACGAGAGTGGTGGCAAATATGGGATAAGGATTCTATGCCTAAAGTGGAATATATTATTCAATCCTACGACACGGCTTTTAGTGCACGGACCACTGCCGACTTCTCAGCCATTACAACCTGGGGAGTTTTTACAAATGAAGCAACGAACAAACAAAATATTATTTTATTGGATGCACAAAAGGGCAGATGGGATTTTCCAGATCTCAAACGTATCGCACTAGAGGAAAATAAATATTGGCAACCTGAGCAAATAGTCATCGAAGCCAAAGCAACGGGGCTCCCCCTAACTCACGAATTACAAGCAATGGGGATTCCGGTCATCAATTTTACACCGAGTAGAGGCAATGACAAATTGGTAAGGGTCAATTCCATTTCACCTTTATTCGAATCAGGGATGGTTTGGGCACCCGATTATAAATGGGCAGAAGAAGTGATTGAAGAATGCGCCGCTTTCCCTTATGGTAGATACGATGATTACGTGGACAGCACAACACAAGCATTGATGAGATACAGACAATTTGGAGCTTTAGTCCACGATTATGACGAAGAAATGGAAAAACCTGAAAGAAGGAATATTAGTTACTATGCAACGTAATTTATGTTATAAAAATTAAATGGCAGATATAGATAAAATTTTAAACCAAGCTCCGACTGAAACGATTGAAGAATCAGCAGAGATCATTGAAAGCAACCCTAGTGATTTATCACAATTAGAAGTAGAGACAGAAGAAGAAGGAAGTGAAGTATTATCTTTAGGGGGAGAAGAAGGAGGAGGAGAGGAAGACTCAGAGGAAGACTTCGCAGCTAACTTAGCTGAATCATTATCCGATGAGGTCATGTCAAAAATTTCAAACGAATTAAGAGCACAGTATGAAGTTGATTTAACTTCAAGAGACGAATGGGAACAAGCCTACATCAAAGGATTAGATCTTCTAGGATTTAAGTATGTTGTTCGCTCACAACCTTTCCGTGGTGCGTCGTCAGTTTCTCACCCTCTTTTAGCAGAGGCCGTCACACAATTTCAAGCTGGAGCGTATAAAGAATTATTACCTTCTGGCGGTCCTGTTAAAACAGCTATCGTAGGTGAAGTGACAACAGAAGTAGAACAACAAGCAGAACGTGTTAAAGAATTTATGAATTATCAAATCATGTACAAGATGAAAGAATACGATCCAGAGATGGACCAACTTCTATTTCATCTACCTCTAGCGGGCAGTGCATTTAAAAAAGTTTATTACGATGGCAACATGGGAAGACCTTGTTCTAAATTTATTCCAAGTGAAGACCTGGTGGTGAATTACGGAGCAACAGATTTAAATGATGCAGAAAGAATTACTCATCAAATAAAAATTTCTCCTAATGATTTAAAAAGACAAATGCTTTCTGGTTTTTACAGAGATTCAGATATTGATGTGAATGAAGATGAATCAATGTATCAAAGTTATTCTCAAATTAAAGAAAAGTATGATGAGTTAGAAGGCGTAAGAAAATCAGAGTACAGCGGACAATATATGTTATTAGAAATGCACGTTGAGTTAGACCTCGAAGGTTTTGAAAACATAGATGGAAGCGGAGCTCCAACAGGATTAAAACTTCCTTACGTTGTAACCATTGAACAAGGGCAAGGAAAAATTTTATCTATTTATAGAAACTACGCACCAGATGATGGTTTGTTTTTAAGAAAAGAATTTTTTGTTCATTACAAGTTTTTACCGGGTCTTGGTTTTTATGGTTTTGGTTTAGTGCATATGCTAGGAGGTTTAACAAGAACCGCAACAGCAGCACTTAGACAACTTCTTGACGCTGGAACTTTATCTAATTTACCTGCTGGCTTTAAAGCTAGAGGACTTCGTGTACGTGACGATGGTGAGCCTCTCCAACCTGGTGAGTTCAGAGATGTAGATGCTCCGAATAATGATATTCGTGGATCATTGATGCCTCTTCCTTACAAAGGTCCAGATCAAACTTTATTTTCTTTATTAGGATATGTTGTAGATGCTGGTAGAAGATTCGCTGCTATTGCAGATATGAAAGTAGGAGATGGTTCTCAAGCTAATCCTGTAGGAACTACAATGGCATTATTAGAACAGGGTACCAAGGTAATGAGTGGTATTCATAAACGTTGTCATTATGCACAAAGAAATGAATTTGATTTATTAGCTAAATTATTTGCTAGCACTTTACCACCAGAATATCCTTATAGTGTTGAAGGTGGGAATAGACAAATTAAAGCTCAAGACTTTGATGATAGAGTAGATATCCAACCAGTTTCTGATCCTAATATTTTTTCTTCAAGTCAAAGAATTATGATGGCTCAAACACAATTACAATTAGCACAAGCTAATCCAGAAATTCACAATCAATATGAAGCATACAGAAGAATGTATGAAGCTTTAGGAGTACAAGCTATCGAAGCTATTCTACCTCCTCCCGCTCAACCTCAACCTATTGATCCAGCAATGGAAAATGCTCAGTCATTAGGACTAATGTCTTTAATTGTTTTTCAAGAACAAAATCACGAAGCACACATAGAAGCACATAGAGCTTTTATGAGTTCCTCTTTAGTCAGAAACAATATTCAAGTAGCTACTATTTTACAAGGACACATCATAGAGCACGCAGGAGCTATGGCTAGACTAGAAGTTATGCAAGAAATTCAACCTCAATTAGCTAAAGAAGCTGAAAAATTTGGAGGAAAGATTCCAGAAGATCTACAAGTTCAATTTAATGCGCAAATTGAAAGTCAAGTAGCTATTAAGATTGCAGCCATAACAGATGATATGGTAGCTGAAGAACAAGAATCTTTACCTATTGGTGGAGATGATCCTCTTGTTGAAATTAAAAACAGAGAAATTGATATTGATCAACAAAGACTCAACTTAAAAGCAGCAGATGATATAGCTCTTAGAAAAATTGAATTAGATAGATTGGAACAAAAGGCTTCAGTCGATCAACAAAGAGTTCAAGCACAATATGATATCGCTGATCAAAGAACAGAAGTTCAAAGAGAACGAATCGATGTTCAGAGGAAGAGAGTAAATAATGAATAAGAAAATAGATAAAAAAAAGTGGGAAGAAGTAGATCAAGAAATAGTTGCTTCCTTAACAGCAGAGTTTAAAGCTTTGTTCGGTGTTTATGAAGCACAAGGAGTAGAACCTTTAGCTATGGCATCAGCTATGCTATGCGTTGGGCAGTGGGCCATGAAGCAAGAAATAGGCTTGAAACAAACTCAGGATTTGTTAAAGTTATTATCAACATTTAGATATGTCGAGTTTAGACATGTAAATGAAACATTACACTAGGAGGCACGATGAAAAATAAAAGTTTTCCAGATATGACAGGTGACGGCAAAGTCACTAAAAAAGATATTTTAAAAGCTAGAGGTGTCCCAGGATTTAAAAAAGGTGGCGAAATGACTAAAAAAAATAAAAATAAAAAAGGTATGGTAGTGGAAGTCAATATAAGACCAGCTACTAAAACTGAAATGAAAATGGCAAAGAAAATGAACAAAGGTGGAATGGTCGAAGACCTAGGATCACCGAAAGAAGTTTCTTTTAACTCCGCTGGTGGTAAGTCCACAATGCGTGGTATGGGTGCAGCAACTAAAGGCGGCAAATTTCAAGGAGTATTTTAAATG